TATTAAATTCTGCAAGAGGAAATGGTGGTTTTTCATTTGTAATATATTCGGCAAGAACTTTACGAAACTCTTCTTTTCCAAACTTTTTAATTGTGTTTAGAAACTGATTTGTTCTCATAACAGGTAAACCTGTATGGTCAGTACTATTTCTTAATATTTCGTATAGTTCGCTCATGTAAAAAAGTCCTCAAGTGTTGTTTGTGTTCCATAGGAGCGGTCAATATGAATACCAATCTTATCGGTGATAAAAATCAATGGTTCAATAAAACTTTTTTCATACTGTATATCATAGTCGATATACTTGAGAATGTCAAGCTCTTTTGGAACGTCTGTAATAAACGATATCACGTTTTGACCAAATGGATTTGGTTGTCGCAACTGAATAAATTTTATCTTGTCTCCTTCTTGTATCAAGGGATAACGATTACCAAGTTTGTTTTTATTGATAAGATGATTATACAACAACGCACCCTTCGTATGCATTGGTGTTCCCTTCTGACTAATAGAATGAGAAGAACCAAACTTCTTGATACCATTTACAGAACGAGGAAATGCAATGTCTTCGATTGGCATATTGATAAACTCTTTACGAAAATCTTGAATAAATGTATTCAGTTCTTTCTCCGTACCAGACATAATAATCTTCAGTGCTTGTTTAATCTTCTCACGACAAGGTGCAGGCGTAGATGACTTGACTGCCTCAATACCCATAATCTTGAGTTGTGGTTCATTGTATCGAACACCCTCGACATCCCACGCATTGAGAATATATCTTTTCTTTGCAGTCCATATACCTTTGTCTGCAATCACTTCACGTTTCATAAACATCTTCTGGTCATATGCCTGAACATAATCTGCAAGTTCTTTATATGACTTGTCAATAAATGGTTCAATCTTTTCCTTTGCAATTGTGTCAAGGAAACCAACAACGTCATTTGGTTTTACCTTTTCAATCAACGCATCAAATGTAACGTAGATTGAATCTGTGTCAGATGCAATAACATAATCCATATCAGTATTTAGCAACTTGTTCAAGTACTGATTCATTTTCTTTTCAATCCAACGAATAGACAACTGACCAGCGGTTGTAATACCCTCTGCAATCGCAAGGTCATAATATCTAAAGTATTGATTACCAATTGCACCATAGGCAGAGTTCAGTGATATCTTTCTTGCCATCTGAATGTTATGATAACGACTTATGTACTTTTGATACTTGGGGTCTTTCGTATCGACATAATCTTGTTTTGCCTGTAGCATCTTTTTCTTGTATATGGTACGGTCATCATAGATGTCTTGCATCATCTCCGAAAGGAAACCTCTTTTGTCGGTTCGATATAACGCACCATTCGGTGTGATAGTACATCTGTCTGGAATATCAATAGGTGCTTCACTCAACATCGTATCAACATCCAGTTTCATGTAATCACCAGTGACCAATGTTTCTGGTGACATATTATATTGCATAATCAAGTGTGGATATAGTGAGTTCAAGTCAAAGGACATGACCCATTTGTGTTGACCAACCTGTGGGTCTTTTACATATGCACCTTCATATTTGTCAGACTTTGATGAGAATGATTTTTGAGGAACAACCACTTTCTTGTTCTTGAGATAGTTGTGAATCATGACATCCCAATACTTAACTGTACCGAAAATGTCTTCATAGTTTACTTTTGCCTCATAGGCCATAGTGAACAACAACTGTAACAATCCTAACTTATCTTCCAGACGGTCAACAAGTTCAACGTCAACAATGTTGTAGTCAATAAACGATTGATAGTCTTTGGTGTACCAATCCTTGAATGTGTCGTATGGGTTTTCATTCTTCTTCTCTCCCAACTCGACAGATGCGATATGGTCAAGTCGATATGATTCTTGATTTGTATATGTGAATTTACGATATAGAGCAAGATAGTCTAGATTTGCAACACCACCAATATCATAGGTTTGTTGTTGTCTACCGTGATTGTAAACAGAACGTGCATTTACAATGCCCCAAGGAGAAAACTCCTTTGCTCGGTCTTCACCAAGAACCTTGGTAACACGATTGATAAGAAAAGGCATATCAAAAAACTCTGTGTTCCAACCAGTGATTACATCTGGATAGTGTTTAACCCAAAAGTTCATGAACGATGCAAGTAGTTCGTTCTCATTGGAACAGTTGATATATGTGACATCTTCTCTGTCAGTATGATAGTCACCAATACCCCACACCACAATTTTCTTTGTTGTTTGGTTCTTGATTGTAATTGAAAGCATTTCTTCTTCTGCTTTCTCTGGGTCTGGAAAACCATTCTCACACTGGGTTTCAATGTCGATTGTGCATACAAGAATTTTGTCACTATCCCAATCAACACGGTCTGGATAAGTATCTGACAGGTAAGTGTATGCGAATCTATCCAACCCAAAAACTAGATGGGGTTGGTTTTGATATTGTTGTATGAATTCTTTTGCACCCTTAATAGTGTCATGTTTGTATGGCATGACATTCTTACCGTCAAGGGTCTTCCATCCAGTTTCTTTCTGGACAGGAACATACAAAGTCGGTGAGTACTTAACTTTGTGATTAAGTCGCTCACCGTTCTTGTATTCTCTTACGAGGATTTGGTTACCCCACTGGACAACATTAGTGTAAAATCTCATAATATAGTTATATCACCTTAGTTTGTGATTGTCAAGAGAAAAGATTCTTTTGTTCTTCGCTGAAGTACTTGTTAATCATTTCTAGTCTGTCATCTGCAGCTGCAAGTTTATTTAACTCTTCAATAACTGCTTCTGTTACGTCAGAATGCTCGCCGATACCAGCGGGCATTGTTTGGTATACTTTAATGTTTGCGATATGTACCGCCACTTCTCCTTCGGCCTGCTTCCTTGCAGCCTCCATAATATAATCGCCTGGTTTCATTATTACTCACTTTCTTTCTTTTTTCCGATATTATATTTTGTCTCAAGTTTCCATTCACCCTTCTCCTTGAAACTGATTACTTTAATTTGAGACAAGGGTGCTGCCTCAATCTTTGATGTTCCCACAACATCCACCAATCCCCAATCAGTTAAAAGATTGGCGATTGTATTCCTTCTTGCGATATCATTTTCAGACAAGTTTGTATCCTTGCCGTCTAATGCAAATAATTCTTTAAAATGTACGATGTAATATTTACCTTGCTTGTGCAAGATATGGCAAGACTGAAAGAGTGTTTTATCTTTGCGAGAAGCAACTCCAATACGAGACAAGGTTTCTCTAACCTTGAGGAAATCGTCTGGTTCATTCAGACGGACTTCCAACATCTCCTCTGGACTCCACGATGTTTCATTCATTTTCTTCCACCTTTATTCAATTTACTTTTTATAAGGGCGATTTGTTCATCATCTAAAACATCCAGAGCGGCCTTTGCCTTCTCGTTACTGTAACCGAAATATTCTTTTACATACTCTAAGTTTTTAGACTTCTTCGCCTTCATCCAAGGAGCATATCTATTCATACTCCTCAAACTATTTAGTAAAAAGTCATATTGTAGTTTGTTATCAAGGTGGTGCATCTGATTAACTTCATTAACCAGAAGACATTCCTTCATACCAGTAGGTGCAAGACATTTGTTTACAATGAAAGCAGGATACTTCTTTTCCCACATTTCATCCTCACCTTCCATGAGGTTTTCTTTTGTCTTGTTGATACTTTTGAGATATTCCTTTAGTTCATAACTCATTTGAACGGAACTTCTATCATCATCTCTGTAAGGCAAGCCAAGAGATTAATTTCTTGGTCAGCGACAAAGGCAGACTTATAAGAATAATTCCCAAGTATGAGAACACAGTGAGGAATAGCGCTATCTGGTACATTACCAGATAAACTATCATAAATCCTACGATAAATCCTATGAGGGTCATTGTCCAGATTATGAACAACCCACTCTCTACAACTCTTGAAGTCTTTATCCCCAATAAATGACACGAGCTCTTTGATAGAAGTGTCTGATAAATTGACGAGGATTCCAGCATCAATATTACCTGTTGCAGAGTATCTTTGTAGTTCGTTGAGACATCTTCTCCAATCTGGGAAAAATTTGTTGATAAGTTCTGCCACAACTCTTTCATCCGATTTAACATTCTCAGTCTCCAAAATGTATTGTACACGTTTCATAAAACCCATTGCAAGTTGTGGTTTCTCTGCATTTGGAATACGAAACTCCACTGTAGAACACCGACTGTGCAAAGGTTCAATGATACGATTTCTGAAATTACAAGTCAGAATGAAACCACAGTTTCTACTAAACTCCTCAATGAAACCACGCAACGCAGGCTGTGTGGATTGTGGATTTAGATAATCTGCCTCATCCAGAATAACGTACTTGCGTTTACCATCCATAGAAACAGTACTCGCAAAGTTTTTAATTTTAGTTCGTAACATATCAATACCAGATTCTTCCGAACCGTTTATCATCATGTAAGTACAACCAATCTGTTCCAACATTGCTTTCGCAACTGTAGTCTTACCGACACCAGCAGTACCAGTAAGTAACAGGTTTGGAATCTCTTCATTATCTACGAACTGTTGAAAAGTCTGCTTAAGTTCACTTGGAAGTATACAATCCTCAATCGTTACAGGACGATACTTCTCTACCCATAATATATCATTCATATTAAGCAGTCTCTAGTGCAATGTAATATTCAACATCCTTACTGACATTTTTAAAACGTGAGATACCTCTTTCGGATACCTGTACGTCATAATCACCAGACAAGAGTTTAAGATTTTCTACCTTGAAATAAAACTTCTTACCCTTCGCTGGACTTTCTGCACCAACTTCAATACTGAAACTATTAGATGTATCGTTCTTACGGTCACTTACACGCAAGTCCATGATACTGTCACTACCAATATCCAGAACCATATCTGGAGCACCAAGAACCGCCGCAGCCTTCATCACTTGGTTGAATGTATCTTTGGTTAGAGTAAACTCTGCATCCACAGACGGCATACTGATTTCTGTCTTTGGTGTTGTCACAACAGATGGGTCAGAATAGAAGTAAGTCAAGTCTTGACTACCCTGTGCGATTCTAACACTCTGTTCATTGAACGTAAGTTCTGGGTCATTGAATAGAGACAATGCAGACAAGAATTCATTCAAGTCATAAATCGCAAAGTCACTGTCAAATGTATCAGGCACAGTTGCAGTTGACACAATGTTCTTCATTTGAGACATTGTTGCAATCTTGTTTCCTGCTGTCACTAAAAGGTTCGCATTGATAGACGCATAGTTCTTCAATACTTCCCTTGTATCATTACTAAGTTTCATAATATTATTTCTCCATCATATCGTGATTATGTAGTGCCATTATACCATAATGAATCACTTTTAGCAAGTCTTTTCTGTTCTTGCCATCTTTTTTTCCATATCGTTGTGAATATTTTAGAATATTCCCAATACAGAAACCTTCACCATGTCCACTGTCCATGATAAATTCTGTTGCTTGAAATTTGTTGTGTGAGTAATGCGAGTTGTAAGTACCATCAATGTACTCTTTCATTTCGTTCAGAATCGCATCTTCTGAATATTTGTAATCAATCTTTTTCACATTTACATCCTATAAGTTTGATGGGGGGCGAACCCCCCATCGGTCTGACATTTAGTATGCGTACTTTGTACCAAGTACAGACGCAATACCGGCAGAAATGATTTCCTTTGAAGGAGTTCCCATTCTATATGCAACACCTTTTGCAGTGTCGTTAGTATAGATACAGTTACCCTCTTTTTTCAAAGTATCAATCATTTTAGTAGGTGAAGTAAGGTCAAACCTTGTTCTCAAAGTTTTCCATGTTACGTTTTCACCTTTTGACAAAAGGTTAAATACCTTCTGCTTCTTACTAAGTTTTCTTCTACTCATATTTACTCCATAATTTATTAGTTGAGTATTCACATCATATCAAAGAAAACCCTATTTGTCAAGGGATTTATTTGACAGTAATCAACTGAGGTTTTTTCTCTTCTGGTACGATTCTTTCTAGTTCGATAGTCAACATACCATTGTCGAGTTTTGCACCGTTTACTACAATATCGTCAGCAAGAGTGAACTTTCTAGTGAAGTTTCTCTGCGAGATACCTTTGTAAAGGGTTTCCTTTTCCTCTTTCTCTTTTACTGATTTTACAGTGAGAAGACCCTCTGCGAATTCAATTTCGATATCCTTCTTACCGAATCCAGCGAGTGCCATTTCAATAGTGTAATTGTACTCATCTGATTTTTCGATGTTGTAAGGTGGATACCCTGTTGATTCTGCTTGGTGAGTTACATAGTCAAACAGTCTATCAAACTGTCTGTCAAAACCCACGGCATAGGGTGTCATGTGATTATAGTCAAATGCCTGAAGGGCATTTCTAAGTGTGTTTAAGTTAGTCATTTTTATCTCCTTTGTTAAGCAAGACTAATAGATGTAGACCCACAATGGCATCTACTCCTATATTTATATGGGGATTGAATCTGAAAATTCAACCCCCACACAAATTCTTTTTTATACCAAATCTGTATCCTGTACAGACCTGTTATGTGATTTCTCATGAATTACAAGATTATCAATTTTGTTTGAACCATTATTATTCTTGGCAATAATGTGACCTCTATCAAAGAAGTCTGAGGTTACCTCACTTGGACGCAACTTCTTTCCCATAGAGTATTCCACTGGATTGTTCTCATAGATTTCAGAAAGTGAAGGCATAGGTGTTCCATCTACAGTCTTGACGATACCCTCTGTTTCAAGGTCATCCTGTTTAAGAATAAACATTTCACTGAGAAGAGACAGGCGTTGCATCAGATATTCTTGTCCGTATTCAGAACAAGCCCAGTAGTAACCCATAGGTACTTTGACGATAACTTTCTTACCATGAACTTGACGAACCTCTCTACCAGCAGGGTCTTTCTGCATCACTTCATTAATAATGCGATACATATTTACAAAGTCTACAGTTGATTCAACCTTGAAGTTGGGTAGTGCAATTGTCTTGAATTCATTCTGATGGTCAAGTGCATAGCGGAACATAATATAATTACGAAACTCCACGTTTGTAACATTCTTCTGTTTTGCATAACCCTTACCAAACTCAATGATGTAAGACTTCAACTTTGAGAACTTGGCATCTTTTACCTTTGTACTACCATTCAAGTATGGAAGGTGTTGGGTAAGTTTATTTGGTTGGTGTTGTGTATCTATCCAAACAATAAGTTCTGAAACAAGAAGGTCGTGACCATTTTTATCATAAGCATACTGCTTGCCACTTATCTTATCAAGTGCAGAGCGTACCTGTGGGTTCTCTGTAATTGTCTTGATATTCTTGC